CGTCACGGTCGCGCCGCTGTTGGTCAGCACCACCGTGCCGGGGCGAATGCGCTTGTTGGCGAGAGACACCCAGCCGGCCAGGGAGGCCGCCACCACTTCGTCGGTGACGGTCGCCGATGCGCCCGACTCGCCGGCATACGCTTCGTAGAAATCTTGGCCGGCGACGTGTCGGTCACGCCAAAGTCATAGACGTTGGCCGCCACCAGTTCGGGGTACGCCTGCTCGATGATCATGCGGCTGACGCTGTAGGGGAGCGAGAGGTCAGAGGTCGTCTCGGCCTCCTCGAACGCCCGCGACTCCGCCAGCAGGTGGCGCTGATTCACGCGGTCGTAGCGCGCCAGCACCTGGGCGGCGAACAGTTCGGCGCGGGATGCGTCGTTGCGCCCCATGTCGCGGCGCTGCGCCTCGCCGGCCTTGACCAGCGACTCATTCAACTCCCAGGCGGCGCGGGTGAATTCAGGGCGGCCAGTTTCCTTCTCGAACACCGGCCCCTTGACCTCCACCTTACCCTGGCCCATGCCGCTCATCCTGACGGCGGCGGCGATGCCGTCATACTCGACGCGCTTGGCTTCGACCAGCGCCTTGACCGCCTCTGCCGTCTGCGGCTTGGCAGCGCGCAGCGACTCGGTGAAGGACTTGTTCAGCGCGTCGCCGTACTTGAGGTCCTTGGTCGCCTCGGTGATGGCAGCCTCGACCGCCTCCTGCGCCTTGCGCTCGGCAAGTTCGGCCTGTGCGCGCTGCGCTTCCTCCAACGTTTTGGCCTGGTCAGCCAGCGCCTTCTTCGCTTCCTCTAGCTCCTGTTGCGCCTTGCGGTTTGCTTCCTCCAGCGCCTTGCGTTCTTCCTCGTTCACGTTCGTAGCCTCCTGTAGAGTGTTCGCCCCGCCCTGGTCCGCCTCCGCCTCCGTGATTGCCCCGTTGGGGTCGGATGGCTGCGCCACCAGGTCAAAGCCCCTGATCGTCAATTCCGTCACCTCCGTCACGCTCTCGCCCGATTCCTGGACGGTGCGCGAGGAGCCGTAGCCACGCATCGAAACGCCGATGGGAACGCCGTTCTCGACCAGTACCTGCACGTCGCGCCCCTTGGCGGTGGGCAGAATGACGCCTTCCAGAAGCACCCGTCCAGGTGCGTCCAGGGATGCCGTCTGCCACTTCACAACCGTTTCCAGGATGCTGGCGCGCCCGCCCTTGTCGGTCGGATGTTCCGCCTCGCCCGTCGCGATGAAATTGCCCTGTCCGTTGCTCTCATGCAGGTGGCTGTTAAGTCGCGCCACCGCCTCGGCAAGCACGCGCCGCGGGTAGCGCCGCCCGTTGCCGTTGACCACGTCGGCGGTGATGCCAACCGCCTTGATCTTGCGCGGCCCGCCGTCGCCTTTGGATTCGGTGACGGTCAGCGTCTGCTCGATTGTCTCTTGCAGGCGTTGGCCGCGGGCCGGCTTGGTGGGGGCCGATTCGGTGACGGGTTCGTAGGTCATCACCGGCTGCACCGGCGTAGGCTGCCCGAAGATGACCGCTCCATCCTCGCCGCGCGTCCAGGGGATTTCCCACGTGCGTTCACTGCCCCGTACTTCATCCCCCCAGGCGTAGGCGATTACGCGGTCGGGGAACGTCCAGGCAACGTGCATCTCACTGGCAGGCCGCGCGCCCCAGGTGTTGAGCGCCGCCGTCAGTTCGTCGCGCAGCCGCTCGTAGCTGGCGTCAAGGCGCACGGCCTCCGTCAACCCGAAGTGCCTGAGCACCGCCGCCACGTATTGTTGTTCGGTTAGTTGCATTTGGATGCCTCGCCACTTTGGGGCAAAGAAAAAGCGCCACAGACCGGCGTAAGTCCCGGTTGTGGCGCTCGTGGCGCTACGTGGATATTCGTATGTCCCTAGCTTACCATAAACTTACCTTGGATGCAATACTATGCCGTTTTCCTGGTTGACCGCGCTCCCCAGCAAGGCGCGCAGCGGCCACTTGTGGTAAGCGCCCCGGTCACGGATCACAAGCTCCCCCGTGTCCAGGTTCAGCCGCGCCTTGGTCTTGCCGTCGCTGCCGGTCAGGTTGACCCAGCGTTCCGTTTGCGCCTGCAGCTGCATCGTGCCCGTTTCGCCCATTTGCCCGCCCGTCTCCGTCATACCCCTATCACCGTCGCCATTGCATCCACGTCGCTGTCCATCCACTTGTCCATCATCGCCGCCAGCTCTAGTCCTTCCGCCGTGGTGAACGTCGTTGGCAGGGGAGCGAAGGAGCGCACGCCCAGCCAGGATGCATAGCCGTCCAGGAAGTCGCCTTCCCCCCGCGCCCATGCGCCTGCCTGCCTGGCGAAGTCGGCGCGGGACATGAGGACTTCGCGCCAGGAGCAAAGGCAGTTTGCGTGCAAGGGCAGAAAGTTCGCCGTCTTGTCGTGCGGGTTCTCTGCGACATAGGCGTCGCAGATGTCACTTTTTGGATGGGCCGGACTCAACACCACATCGCGCCCGACAATGCCGGGAAAGTGCTGCGCAATGTCCGACGTGACCGCATGGTTGGCGATCTGTATCTCGTTGCGCGCCAGCCGCAGGGCGTTGTAGCTGATGCCGGCCTGGGGCGTCAAGCCCTCCACGTTGGCAAGCCGTTCATCCGCCGCGGTGCGCCACAGCCCCTCCGCGCTCTCGGCTCGCGCCTTGGCGTCCATGCGGCTCAGGCGGCTCTCGCTCCACTTGGGCCAATCCTGGTTGGCGTTCAGTTGCCCTTCCAGCCGCTCGGCCAGGTCCCAGGCGTTCGTGCGCTCGGCCATGCTTTGCGCGATGGTCGTGCGGATGGACTGCATTCCGCCCTGCTCAAGCCGCCAGATGCGCGACGACAGATTCAGCCCGTCCCCGTACACCCGCTGCTGCGCCACGCTCAGCGCATAGTTGCGACGGCGCTGCCACATCTGAACAAGCTGCATCCAGTCATCGTTGTTGGGTTCAAACGCCTCTTGGATGCGCTCGATGGGGGCCGTGATGAAGTGGTTGTGCTTGAGCCGCCACGGCGTGAACGCAATCGAGCCGGCCACGCGGCGCGCCACGGTCAGCAATTGCACGTACTGCGACATGACCGCCCGCCAGCGCCCATCTGCCTGGTTGACAACAAGGGCCAGCCTGCCGGCGTCTGCGTTCCCATCGGCGTCGGCAGCTTCGCGCACCTCGCGCAGGAGCCACGCCTGGAACGGGTAGAGGATGGCATGGACGCGGCCACTGACGTACAGTTGCAGGCGCGAGACGGCGACGTGTTGGAGGCGGTCACAGTTGCGGATGGTGACGGTGGTCATGGGTGGGGGTGCTCCGGTTGCGCCTGGGGATCGGAATCGTCATTAACCACTGGCGGGCGCGGCGAGTTGCAGTGCAAGCAAAATGCGGCCTTGTAAGACGATTCGCCTCCGCAGGTCGGGCACATCCACGGAAAAAGGAACAGGTAATCAAACAATACCCTATAGCCTGGCTGCGTCCGGTCAAGCTCAATATCGATATGGCCCTCGAACTCCGGTTGCCTGATGATGCCATCCACCACTATTCGCCCCCTTCCTGGTCAGCCCCATTCTCTGGCTCATCCCCCGCCGCCTGCGCGTTGACCGCCATGCGCTGCATCTCCAGCCGGTCAGCCGCCGCGCTTGCCTCACGCTCGGCACCCTGTACGGCCAGCGCCACAAGCTCGGCCTCTACGTCAAAGTCGGGCAGCATCGTCGCCAGAATGCGCAGCGTCGTTGCGTCGGTCAGCAGGCCGGCAGCCTTGACCGCCGCGCCGAAGGCCGCCAGGTCCTTCAGGTCAACCGGCTTGGGTTCCTTCTTGGCCTTCCACTGCACGTCCACTTCGATGTCATCGGGCCAGATGCCAAGCAGGAGCCACTGCCGTTCCAGCAAGGGGCGGACGAACTCGCCTTCCAGCCACTGGCGCACACTGCTAAGCGTTTCATCGTACTGGGCCTTCTTCTGCTCCAGCACGTCGCGGTTCAGGTTGCGCCCGTAGCCGATCAGCTCCAGCGGCACGGGCGACGCCACGCCGAACGTGTCCACGTGGTGCAGCACGTCGTCGATGTCGCTCAGCCGCGCGTCGCCCTGGACGGCAGACAGACCGCCCGCCCTGTTGAAGAAGAAGTCGCTCACCGCGGCGTAGGGGTCGTCGAGCGCCGGCGCGTTGGCCGCCTTGTACGCCTCAATCTCGGCCTGGTTGGCCCCATCCAGCACATGCACGTAGCGCATCCCTGCCCGTGTCTTGCGCCGCACGGCAATGTCAAGCTCCCCCTGCG